AGTCCCGAATCCATTGACTGATTTGGTAGTCACTCAACAATTGGATTTCAGGTTTGGTTTGATACACCCAAAGCAGGACATTTTCGCCAGTGCCTTTGGGATCACGAATCAGTTGCAGTTTCTTTGTGACCGGATTCCAGGTGTAGTTCATGTAGGCACCAAACATACGCCCGGCCAGTTCAACGTATTGGCTGTAGAAGTCGTATGTAGCCAAGCCGCCGGCCACGTTGAAGTTCATGAGGTACACGTTGATTGAAGCCTGGGCGAATGGGTCAAAATTCGACGCAAACGGTCCTGTTGAATCGCCAAACGTTCTGCGGAATATTTGACGTACACTGTACACTTCTTGGGGCAAGGTGTATATGTTTAAATCACGTATCAACTCCATGAAGATGTATGCTTCTTCATAGGCATTGTTGGCACGTTGGCGATAGGTGCCAATTGTGCGTTGATATGCCGCTTCGTAGTGCGCAGGGTCTAATTCAAGATCAACTATTTGATCACCCATGGTTAATTTGCAATACTCAATAAGGTTTTGCTTTAACTCAGGTAATGTATTTTGTTCAGCCATTGGGGGAACTCCGTTCCCCCTTATTTACCAGGCTTTGAGTATGATCAAGTTCTCAGTGCCCCGGGCATTCCAAGGTGTTTCTGTAGTGGTCAAATCCTTGTAGATTTTACGTGCCGCTGGCTTGCCTGCAGCCTGTATGGCCTTGACAACGTCTGCTGGTTTACGCACAGTTTTTTGTAGTGTTTCCGTAGTGCTAAACCCAATTACACTGTTGTTCTTGATAGTAAACGCCTGAGTATAGTTGTCTGCTACCACATGAATCAACTTGCGTTTCTTGGTATCGTACAACCAGGCTTCTGCTTTGTCCACTAGGCTTGCGGCTGGCAGTCCTTTGAGCTTGAGCTCTGCAAACTCTAGTACATGTTTGAATTTTGCGGCACGTTTTTCCGGGGGTACTGCCTTGACCTTGCGTGGTTTGCGTTCCACTTTCTTGATCTGTACATACGCACCACAGTCGTTGATCACTGCTTCGCAAAATTTCACACAATTACGAAGTTGGATTTTGCTGAAATTTGAATATGCTTCCACCAGCATAGCATCTTTGCCTTTGACTACTTCTTCAAACTCTGCTAGTTTACGTTTCCAATTGTCAGTAATAATTGATATCAGTTGAGGAGCCACGTTCATGCCACGAATTACCATGATAGGTTTATAGTCTGCTGACATTTTGGCACCTGCCAACACAAACTCGTCGAACATGCCGTCTAATTCCCCGGCACACTCCAACACCTTTTCACGAAGCCGATCTTGAATATTGGGCCGAGCTACTGCATCTACAATCGGCGCAGATTCCACTTCAATCTCTTGTTTGCTTGTGAGAATTTCTTTCAGCATGTGGTCTAGCTTCAGTTGCTCTTTTTCTGCCAACTCAAGTCCCACCATGTTCATACGACACAACCATCCTGTGGTCAAACGTATGGCAGAATCTGGGATACCTTTAAGAGTACGCACATCTGCTTTGCGATCATGTGATTCCAAATAGTTTACAATCATGTCACGGGCATCTTTTTTTCCGTAGAAATAGTTGTACCATGAGAATGCCTTGCTCATAGCACTGATACGATTGTCTGTGGGTTGCGTTTTCCACACAGGTTCCATGCCCATGGCATTGGTATCTGCACTACGTGGATTTAGCGGTTTAACGGGTTTCATGTGGGCTCCTTTTGGATTAATGTAGTAATTATAGCAGTTCAGGATTTATTGGTCAACCTGCCCATAAATACTACATTATGCCACGCCTAAGTTTATACCGCCCAAATCGAACCCGCGATTACCAGTTTTTGGACCGCACAATCTCCGAAATGTACACTGTCGGGGGAATGGACATCTTTGTCCACAAATACGCTGGTCCGCAAACTGGTGGCGAGGATTCGGCTCTTTCGGGCAACGGCGATGCTACACAACCCATTTACGACACTCTGGATCCACTAAACATCCAAGATTTGCTGTTGCTGGAAAACCGCGATAGAATTTATGATCAAGACGTTTACATCATGCGCGGTGTGTATACTCACCAGGACGTGGATTTTGATCTAACACAATTTGGCCTGTTCTTGAACAATGACACCTTGTTTATCACGTTCCACTACAACGACATGATTGACACATTTGGACGCAAACTCATGAACGGTGATGTGCTGGAAGTGCCCAACTTGAAAGATTACCATCCGCTGAATCAAGCCATTCCTCAGCCCTTGCCACGGTACTATGTGGTACAAGATGCTGATTATGCCACAGAAGGCATGAGTCAAACTTGGATGCCGCACACCTGGCGTGTGAAAGCCACACCCATGACCAACAATCAAGAGTTCAAAGACATACTCAAGAAGCCTGTGGTCAGCGAAAATATCTGGGACAACGGCAATTTCTATCCCACTGGCTGGGTCACCAATTACGGCGATGTCTATTATCAGGCTCGACAAAACGTACCAGCTGGAACAGACATCAATAACACCACCTACTGGCAAATTTACACACCGCCCACACAAAGCGATGTGTTCACAGCTCGCACCAAAGACACCCAAATCAACGATGCCATACTCACACAAGCTGATGTTGAAGTTCCATTAAGCGGATACGATACACAGCAATATTATGTCATGCCCACCTTGGCTGATGGTAGTCCTGCTAATCCAACTTCTCTAACCACAGGAGACAACAACACTGTGGACGGTACACAGGGCGGCATGGATGTTACACCAAGCGGCCCTGGTTATACCAAGGGCTATCTAACCGGAGACACTGTGCCAAATGGTGAGCCAGTGGTAACCGGCGTTGCCTTCCCATTAAACCCTGTGGATGGAGATTATTGCTTGAGATTAGACTACTTCCCAAATAGACTGTTTAGATACAACTCAACCGTGAAACGTTGGGCCAAGATTGAAGATGGTGTGCGCACCAATCTCAACAACGGCCCCACCAACAATACTTTACGCTCCAGCTTTGTTAACAATACATATACTACACGCACCACTGACATGGGTAATATTCCAAGTCGCCAGAGTCTTAGTGAAGCTCTCAAACCACGTGCGGACAACGGTGATCAAGGCGGCAATTTACCTCCGAGCCCGCCACCTGATACCCAACCTGGACAACCATCGAGTTAACAATGCAACAATTTTTTTACGATGAGCAGCTACGCCGATTCCTGTTACAATTCACTAGAATTGTCAGCAACTTTCAAATTGAATACGGCAACGAAACTGACGGAGTCAACCAAGCCGCCCTGATTCGTGTGCCTGTTCGCTATGGCGATGCCAGTCGCAACGCACAAGTGATCATGCAAGAGAACAGCCGCAACTCAATGCCAGCAAGTCCTTTGATGACTTTCTACATTAGTAGTTTGGACTATGATCGACCGCGCATGCAAGAGCCTTACCATGTGAGCAAGGTGAATGTGCGTCAACGTACATATGACAGTGCCACTGACTCCTTTGAACCCACGCAAGGCAATGCCTTTACTATTGAACGCCTGATGCCTGTGCCTTACAAAATGGGAATAACCCTAGATATTTGGACATCAAATACCAATCAAAAAATGCAGTTGTTAGAGCAGATGTTGACCTTGTTTAATCCCAGTTTGGAAGTACAGAGTACTGATAACTTTATTGACTGGACCAGCTTGACCGTGGTTGAACTTGAGTCGGTTACATGGACTTCGCGCACAGTTCCCATTGGGACCGACAACCCCATTGACATGGCCACAATCAAATTCAACATTCCAATTTGGCTCAGCTCACCAATAAAGGTCAAGAAGCTGGGCGTGGTAGAACGTGTGATTGCATCCATGTATGACTCACAAGGTGACTTAAACAACGCTGTTACCAACAACGACTTGTTGTTAGGCACTAGACAAATTATCACTCCTTACAACTGGGCTGTGGTTCTTATTGGTAATAAGTTGCAATGTCTGCAACAACGCAGTATTGTGCAAGAACCTGGAAACAACACATTGACTCCTACAGAAATTGTGCCCGACAGTAACTTGTTATGGACCACGGTGATTGGCACCTATGGGGTTCTTAGACCTGGTATTAGTCAAGTTAGACTGGTGCAGGCCGATGAGTCAGAGGTCATTGGTACTATTGTGTTAGATCCCAACGATGACCGTTTTGTGCTGTTTGATGTAGACTCGGACACTGCACCACAAAACACACTTGAACCCATTGATGCTGTGATCAATCCCTTGGCCAGCGGGCCACAAGATGGGTTAGACTCTGCCTTAGAAGGGCAACGATACTTGTTGACCGAAGCCACTGGCTCTGAAGACAACTTGGCCCCAGCCACTGCTTGGGTAGGGGCCAACGGGAGATCATTGATTGCTGACGCCAACGACATTATTGAATACAGCAACAACTACTGGCGGGTGGTGTTTCGAGCCAACGGACAAGCTGCTGGCCAGTATGTTACAAACATAACTACTGGTATACAATACGAATGGAACGGTGACGCATGGGTGAAAAGTTATCAAGGGGTGTATCCCGGGGGAACATGGAGTCTAGTGCTTTAAAAGCTGTAGGTGTTTGGTTTCGTAGTTTAGATACTGGAAGGTACTTGTATCTGTTACGCAATGACGTCAAACATCCCGGTGCATGGGGGCTGCCTGGCGGCAAAATTGAAACTGGCGAAACACTACTGGGCGGCATGGAACGCGAATGTATTGAGGAGCTGGGATTCTTTCCCACTTACTTGCGCCTTATACCATTAGAAAAATTCACAAGTGCCGACTCTGCATTTGAATATCACACATGGGTTTGTGTGGTTGCCACAGAATTCACTCCACGACTCAACTACGAACATCTAGGCTACGCTTGGATAGACAAGGGTGCATGGCCTAGACCTATGCACCCTGGTTTATGGAACACTGTAAATCTCGAAGCTG